TAGGTCACGTAAAAGATAAATACATTAAGCAAGATGGTGGTGCAGATATTATTTCTGGCCATGAGATTAACTTAACAGGTAAACTTAAGAACATGCTTACTGTACGTGTAAGTACTTTAGCTAAACTTGTAGCTGAGGGAGATAAGAGATATCTATCTTTTGAAATTGATAATGATAATCTTATTGGAGGTTCTCGTGTACCCCACTTAACAGGAAAGATGTTAATATCAGAAAAAACAGATAAAGGTTATAAAACCCACTGGAATGTAATATATCCAAAAATTAAAAAGTAAAATAATTAAACAAACAAAAAACAAATAAACAATTAAAAAATCAAAATTATGAATTTAAACGAACTAGAAGTAAAAGGACAAGGATCAGAAGGACAATCAAGTAAGAAATTGTACACAGGACTAACGCCTATCCAGATTAAGATGGTTAATCCAACTGCAAAACAAATTGCAGATTTTTATGGAGTAGAAGAAAGCAAGATTAAAGACGTTAATTACATTTTGGAAAAAGATGGTGAATTTACAACTCGTCTTGATTTCTTTTATGAAACTCATCTAGAGTCTAAAGCTAATCTTAAAGGTAAATTTTCTATCTTTATTAGAAAAGAGACTCGAGAATCTAAATCAGGTAAGAAACAATTTATTGATGACTTTACAAGAACTTCTTGGGCAATGAACTTATCTGAGTTAAGTCAAAATCAAGAAAAAGTAAAAGATTTTATGCGTGTTGATATGAGTACTGCAAGAGAATCTTTTCCAGGTGAAGAGACTGTTTATAAGTTACTTAAAGCTTATGGTAATATCAGTCCTCGTAATAAGCCTTTAAAGTTAAGCAACACAGATCAGTTATTTAAAGGTAATGCAGATGAGCTTAATAAGTTCTTTGAATTCTTTAACAACCAACAAGGAGGAGTTCTTGTTATGATGGGAGTAAGAGACTATAAATACCAAGATGTATTTACTGGTCACTTTATGCCTTTACATACTAAAATTAGTGATTATGATAAAAGACAAATCGAAGGTGATTATGGCTTTAAATCATACTTTGCTGGATATGTATTTACTGAATATGTTCCCGAAGCTGCTCCAGAAACAGATGAAGAGGAGTCAATGTTTTCTACAGGATCTAATTCTTTGAAATCTAACGTAGATGTAGAGGACGAAAATCCATTTTTACTTTAATCAAATCAAAGGGGGTACTTAGGTATCCCCTTTATTTTTAATTGTCTATTATGAATTTAAAAGAGTTAGAAACCCGTACATCAATATCAAAAATTTATGATTTATTAGGCCAGGAGAGAATTATGGCTTTTTACTTTAATGACAGTATAGTTATTGGTAAGAAGTATTTAAACCCTTTCAGAGATGATAGCCATCCTGCATGCACTTTTAGATGGAATAAATACGGTAATTTATATTTTCATGATTTTGCTACTGAGAAAGTAAGTTACAGTCCTATAGATATTGCTTGTATGCGTACAGGTTATGATTTTCCAGATATTCTATATAAAATTGAGAAAGATTTTCATCTTACAGACTTAAACCTAGAAGATAGACAACAATTAGAAGCAGAGACAAAAGCATTTAAACCGCCAGAAGTTAAGCCATCAACAATTAAAGTAAGAGTAACTAAGTTTAAAAAACAAGATTATGATTACTGGGCACAGTTTGGAGTTACAGCAGAGATTTTAAAATTTTACAATGTTCGTAGAGTTGATAAAGCATGGATAGGAAACAGTCTATGGTATGTAAATAATGATCATGACCCATGTTATAGGTATAAAGAAAAGGATAAGTTTAAATTATATCGTCCTTTCTCTCAACCTAAAACTAAGTGGCGTACTACATACTTTGGAGGTATACTAGAAGGCTATACTCAACTTCCTCATAAAGGAACACAACTTGTAATTACTAAAGGTCTTAAGGATGTAATGACCTTACATTCTATAGGTATTAATGCAGTAGCCGTAAGAAGTGAAAACACCCCTATAACTGATAATGCTTATAATCTGCTTAAGAACCGATTTGATAAAATTATAATATGGTTTGATGCAGATCCTGCAGGAATTAAAGGTGCTAGAAAACTAGGCAGTATTTATGGCTTAAGAAATATAGAGCACGAAGCTAGTTTAGGTAAAGATCCAAGTGAGATTTATAAAAATCATGGAAAAGAAAAATTATTAGAATTAATTAAAAGTTATTTAAAATGAAAGAGAAAAAAATATTAACAGTAAAAGACGCTATTGATTACGTAGTAGAACTTAGTGTGGGTCGATTTAATAAAACCGAACTACACAAAGAAAGTCTACTCAAACAAATACACAGTGATAAGAAGATTAAAAACTTACTAAGTATTAATTTATTTAAAGCACAGAACTCTATAGATATGTTAGATTCTATGAATAGGAATTCTAAAACTCAACGTCAATACAGAGAAGTTTATACTAACCTAAACAACAAAAAGATATCTAGAAAACATAAAGAAAGTCTTATCCTTACTCACTACAAGAGTAAGGATTCAAGGACTCTAAATGATATAGAATTCAATGTACTTAGTGAAATAAGTACTATACATGATGTAGGTAAAGATGTTATCCTATCTAAATACAAAGGAATTGATGTAGTATTTGCTAGATACCAATTTATGGTAATCTTACATAGAAACTTAGGCTACACATTAAGCAAAACAGGGATGATTGTCTCCAGAGACCATAGTACTGTTATTAATGCAATGAAAGTCCATGATGATATTATGTATCTAAATACGGATAAACCTTATGTAAAGAAGTTTAATAAAATTATGAATATTTTAAAAGAAAAGTATTCAGATGATTTAAATTTTGGAATAGCTAAAAAATGAAAAAACTTATAGACATGTCAGATACCTGGTACAATAGACTAAGACCAGTTATTGAATCTGATAAATTTAAAGAGTTAGCTACGTTTATAGCTGAAGAGAAGAAAACCAAAACAATTTACCCAAGCAGAGAAAATATATTTAAAGCGTTTAATTCAACTCCATTTGAAGAAGTAAGAGTAGTTCTATTAGGACAAGACCCATACCCTACTGAATTTAAAGGAGAACCTGTAGCATGTGGATTAGCATTTGCTCCAAACAATCCTGAATTTAAACCACCTTCCTTACGAATAATCTATAACAATCTTAAAGACACTGTCTATAAGGATAGATTAACCTTCCCTGATGATTTAGATATGAGAACTTGGGCTGACCAAGGAGTATTATTGTTAAACATTGGATTAACTGTAGTTAAAAGTAAAGCAGGCTCCCATATTAAACAATGGGAGTTCTTTACTGAAGCTGTAATTAATACTTTGAATGACTCAGCTGGACTCATTTTTATTATGTGGGGTAAAGAAGCGCAGAAATATAAACATCTGATTGATGAAACTAAGCATTATATACTAGAAGCAGCTCATCCAGCTTCTTCTATTTATAATGGACAACCATGGAAATGTGACCATTTCTCTAAAGTAAATTACTATTTATCGTTAAATCACAATGAAGAGATTCATTGGTTAAAAAACCTAGACTAAATTATGCAAAACACAGACACTAAAACAGACCAAGACTTAAACAGTCTATTAAACAAACAAGAATTACGCAGTCAATTAATAACTTACGTACATAATCGTATTAGATTAGTACATGGAGTTCATGGAGCAGATGAATATGAATATACTCATAAGTTGGGTAGAATTCATGAATTAGAAGAACTGTTAGTATTCTGTGATACACTTAGATCAGCAGAATAACTACTGTGGAAAAAAATAAATAATAAGTAAACAGAGATAAAAAACTTTTAGTAATTTTGTACCTGTCTACTGTTGCTTCGTCTTTTAGACATATCTGTTTTTTTCCATTGATTTAGTAAAAGAAGGGGGGTTTATGCCCTCCTTTTTTTATATTTGTAATACGTGAATTAAAACTAGATATGCTAAATAGAAAACCAAAACCTAAAAAGACACCTATAAAAGGTGAAGCTGTCGAAGTTGATAAGGAAACTATCTGTTCTAACTGTAATAAGAAAAGACCTTATGCTAACAAGACAAAAAAGCTTTGCTACTACTGTGTCAAAAAAATAGCTACAGAAAAAGCTAAGGAACGTAAAGCAAAAGAACGTAAGAAGAAAGCTGAGACAATAACTCAAGCTAAACTAGACCAAGTTACTTCTTGGTTAGTTAGAGCCTTACATGAAGAA